ATTGCAAAATCATCATAATCGGCAGGATTCTGTGAGATCTCTTTCACTTCCCAATTGTGAAGGATCAATCCACCGATTTCACCCCATTCACCAAGGCCATATATTTGATACCCTTCAGGATCCACAATCTTTCTTCTTTCCATTCGCTGCTTGTAGGCAGCATCAATGAAACGGTTCTGAAGATATGTTGAATGATGTGTCAGCACATTCGGATCCGGAATATCGAAAAAGACCTTCTTGATCCAATGATTCTTGTTCACCGGATTGAAGGTCATTCTGATCTGATAAAATTGTCCTTCCGGAAGTTCACCACGCAAACGGTCATCAATGATTTCCAAGTCTGCCTGTGTGAATTCCGTTGCTTCTTCCAACCAAACATCTGTCAGCTTCCCTTTTGGGAATGTGATTGACTTTAGTTTTTCTCTTTGCCTATCATCATTCATTCCCCGGAAGATGATCTGATTTCCATTTGGAATGAATGTCAATGCCATTGGTGATTTGTTTACTTTCCAATACTTATCATATTGATCACCAAACATCTTATATAAAGCACCTGTCAATTCAGCAAAGGTTGAATCCCTGTTGCTGATGTCTGATTTTCTCATTGCCACAAGGTTTCTTCCTGGATCCTGCATCAATCGCAGAATGTAATTCTGTGCAGTATCAACAGATTTTCCGGATCCGGCTGATCCTTTCATGACAATATACCGCTTTTTGCTTCGGTCCACTTCCCGGAATCCGGGATTCATCTGAACTTTTATATTCATTCATCTTCATCCCCATAATCAACACTGATATTCAAACTCATGTCAACATCAGCTTCAACCTTTTCTGTATACAGGCCATAACGCTTTCCAAGAAGTTCTGCGGCCTTGTTGGAATCGGACAGCCTTGCAGGAATTTCAACAACTGCCGGACTTTCTTCTGTGACAGTCTGCTTCTTCAATTTCCCTGTATCTTCATCCTTCACCCATTTTTCCACTTTATTCTGTAATGTCACAACAACAGATTCTTTCATTTCCCTTCGCATTACCGCTGTCAAGTACTTCATCACTTCATCTTGGTCCGCAATCAGGTCCTTTTCCTTCTCTGCAAGCCGATTTTCGATATATTCCTTGATGTTAGGTTTTCTTAGGTTTTCTGTTGCAATTACTGCTGCTGTCTTTTCAGAATATCCCGCTCTTATAGCTGCTTGTGTGGCATTTAAGTCAATCAGATATTCATCACAGAATCTTTGCTGTTTGGCTGTTAGTTTAGCCATCACAATCACCACCTTTGAACAAAAGGCCCTGAATGCAGGAGTATTGAGCATCATTCAAGGCCAAAGGAAAAGGTGCTGCCACCAACCGGAAGCAACACCTTCATGAATCATTTTTCATTTTAATAATATCACAGGAATTCAGTCACATGTTATACAACTTTTCGCAAAAAAGTCACAATACATACATTTTTTAACACTTTTCAGCACCTGTGATGAAATAAGAATGCGGAAGTGATTCAATCCATCTGCAAAATTCCTTCCATTCAGGCAGTCTGTGGTTTTTTCTTTGTGAATATATCGTCTTCAGCTGTCTGTAATTGGTTGTCATTGCAGCAGTCAATTTGAATCCGCATGGATTGGAATACAACAGTCGAAGATAATCTTCCGGATCCTGCGTTTCATTGTATCTGTCTTTCAACTCATTCATTATTGCAATCATTCTTGGATCCGTATATTCACTATACTGATTATCAAGATCAAACTTTGCTATCCGGTGCATGGTTGACTGACTTGAAATGAAATCAAGAAAATGATACCTTTCAGCTTCGGTCCATGCCTTCACAGTGAATGTCAAGTCAAACTGAACAATGATCCCGGTCAGAAACTGATCATGACCACTTCCCTTTTCACATGTCGCAAGCTTCACTGTTCTTTCTGTCATTTCTCCATTCAGGCTGCTTGCATCAATGGCCATCGGAAACTTGCTGCCACGAACAGCATTTTCAATTCCATACACATTTACATTTTCAACAATCATTCACATCACCTTCTTTTCTTTGCATCATGCATCTGTTCCTGTGCATATAGCATTGCATAATATTTGCCATAACTCATGCCCTTTGCAAATGCCCTTGCCTTTGCGTTTGCTTCGTGCAGATTGTCATGCTTCTTCGATTCTTCTTCCTGAAGCTTTTCTTGTTTTTTTCTTTTTCTGTACTCTGCACCATATGCCTTCCGGTTTTCGTTTGATGCCTTATCCCGGCATTCTTTGCCACAATACTTTGTTGGACCTTTTGCGGCTTTGAAAAGCTTTCCGCAGTATTCGCAGTATTTATCAAGCAATACTACTTCCCCGGCCTTTTCTCTTTTCTTTTTCTGATAAAACCTCTTATTGTTCATGCTGTCATAGCAATCGAATGAACAATACTTTTTCTGCTTGTCACTTCCTCTGTTTTCATCCACCGGGAAAGCTTTTCCGCAGTATGCACATATTTTCTTTGTCATCCCTGCTCCTTTCTTCTGTACGGTTCCGGCAATGGCATCCATGCAATAGCGTGACGGTCCAAACCAAAGCCACCATAAAAAATCCAATCATTAGAAGGACTGTAATAATATCCGACTCCCTGCGTTTCTTTCCATCCTACGACATTCACACCTTGCATAATTTTGTATTGATAATAAATCAAAACATCATCGTCTGTTTCCGGCAATCGTTCTTCAACCGGAATCCAATTACTTGAACAATCACTTGATTTATTGATATGTTCTGTTGATTTATTGATATATTCCGCTTCGACTTCGGAAACGATTCTCTGTGCTTCCAAAAGTCCTTCAACCATACCGTTAAAGTAGCAGTAGTCTTTACTGTCACCCTCGGTTCGCAATATATGCCGTCTGCTTATTTCTTTTTTCTCAGCCTTTTCTTCCAACCTCTCCTTTATCTTCTCAAACGCTTCTTTCATTGTTGCTCCTTTTCTACACAATCAAATTCAAAAATCCCACAAGTGCCATAAACAAAGCCGAAAGCAGCAGTGCAATCGGCACATACTCTTTTAAAAAGTCCTTAAAAAAATTCTTCATGGCTGCTCCTTTCTCACCCTCTTTTATAGGTGTGTTCGCTTCCATCTGACATTTTTACAGTAATTCTCATAGGATAACCAGTTTGGTTATTACTGATAGAAACATAACTAGCTTTGACAATCTCAATTGGCTTTTTATGCCCTTTTTCACAATCAGAACATTTCCACTTCTCGTTGTATTCCGTTCCGCATACTTCACAAATATAATGTTTGACTTCTTTCATCCCTTGCTCCTTTCCTTACTTCCTAGAACCCAAGAAGGTTCGCATCATTGCTTCCTGCCATTCAGCACCTTCTTTCAGCGGATCATCTAAACTCTCCAATAGTTGCTCCCGACATTCTCTGTCCTTTGTTTCGATCTCCTGAAGTCCGTTCTTAAACTCCTTTATGGTGATTTCTCCTGCTTTGTACTTCTGCTTTAAGGTTTCTCTAGTTTCCTTCATATTCACTCTCCAATCTCAACAGCAGTCCTGCTCCATACCGTATCTTGTGACCGCACTTCACGCACTTTCGGATCAGGTACTTCTTTTTACGGATTATGGTGTATTCATGAAGGCAGTATTTCTTCATAAACATCATGCATCACCTTCCTTTCCAAGATCTCCTGAACATGCTTCAATGCCCGGCCATGAACTGTTGTGGCCCATGAATATGATTTATCCATCATGTCAGCAGCTTCATCAAGTGTTTTGAACTGTATGTATACCTTGTGCAGAACATCATATTCAGTGACAGGAAGCATTTCAATGGTCTTGATAACATCCTTCTTGGTATCAACCAATTCATCTATGTATCTATCAATTTCTTCTTCCATTTCAACCAATCTGATCACTGCATCTTCCATTCTGCTTTTGTTTCCGGAAGACTGAACCCTTTCCTGTTCCGAAGAACAGGATCCGGTTGACAGTGCAATTGATTTCCACTGATATTTTTCAATCAGCTTGTTTTGAATCATCTTGTCAAGTTTAATGACCTGCTGAAGATAGTCCTTTGCTTTCATTGCTTTTCCCCTTTCCATATTTTTTCGCCAATCTTGCCTTCAGGCGATCCCTTCTTTCTTCAAAGTCAGGGATCACCATTCCCAAGCAATTGTTTTTCAAATGCATCCATATCACCATAGTCCTGCTTTGGGATGTCATTGAAGCTGTTCTTTTTGATCCAGGAAGGAACCTGTTCTGTTCTTCCTTTTCTGTTGTCATAATTGCCTTCGATGATCTTTGCCATGTTTGCATCCTTAATCATCCAATCGAAGTTTGCTGACCAATTTCTATCATTGGAACCTTTCAGGAAGGAAGATGCTTCAGCCTTTTCAAATAATGTCCGGAAATCATCAAGGTTGTATGCCTTCAATCTTGCATTTATGGCCTTCTTTCGTGCTTCAGATATAGTTTTGATAGATGGATATGAAACACAGATGGAATGATACAGATCCACCACCTGCTTGCAGGTGATCTTTTCTTCTTTCTCTTTCTCTATTTCTATATCTATATCTATTTCTTTCTCTATATCTTCTTCTAGGCAGCTAACATTAGCTTTACTGTTAGTTTTACTGTTAGTTTTACATGAAAGACTTTTCTGTTTTTCTCTGTAATTCCTCATGTATTCCTTCATGTACTGCTTCTTTTCTTCCAATTGGTCCAAATTCTGATGCTTTCCCCAATTCGGAATAGTGATCACACCATCAATCAATTCAATCATTCCAAACTGTTCAAATGTTTCCAATGCAAGCTGCACTGTTGATTCCTTCATCCGGAAGATCGTTGAAAGCATCTTGTCTGTATATGCAATCCTGTTATTCATCACGAACACACCACTGTTGTTCATCTTCCCGGCCAAACAAAGCAGCTTGAACCAAACGACAATGATTGCATTTGCATCAGGCAATGATTCAATCAGAAGCATCTTTTCATCATCAAAAATGTCTGTTGTGATCTTGATCCATTTCACATCTGCCATAATTTCATCCCCTTGCGTATTCCCGGAACACTTCTTCATTCAGATTCCTTTGTGCTTCCACATTTCCTTCAGCTGCAAGTTCCGGATGCTCTGCCTGAATCTTCTGTCTTGTTCTTCTGATCGTTTCCGTTGAAGGGAACCCATATTCCTTCATGTGAAGGAAGAATGTCGGCATTGACATGGAATCTATATCAATACCATTCTTCTTTCCTACAATCTTATAAACCATATAACACAAATAATTGTCACTGCTTCTTGCCATCGGCTGTTCATTCAGGACTTCAAGCACAATGCCCTGTGTCGTTTTCAATTCATTCAGTCTTCCCATGCTCATATCTCCTTTATCTGAATACCATGTCTAAAAAGCATCAATTTCCTTTTGATGATATAGTCCTTGGTGCGGAATCCTTTTGTATCTTCCACAATGATCTTTCCAAGTCCATGATCAAAATAGACAAAATCAGCAATATATGCACATTCCCTTTCAAGCAGCTTCCCCGGTTTCCTTCCACCCCTTTTTCCGATGATGTCAGGTTCCCTTTGCTCCGGAATCAGCACATATTTGACTTGTCTGTTCAGGCCTTGGATTGCCCCTGCTTTTTCAAGCAAGGACAATTCCTGAAACCTTTTTGCTTCCTTCTTGGAATCAAAGACAATGCCATCAATTTCAACCTTCTTGCTGCCATATTTGTTGCCACTGTATCTTTTCCAAGCCATGTTGCACCTTCTCCCTAGTTGAAAGGTAATTCTTCATCAATGCCATCCGGGATGTTCATGAATCCATCCTGATCAACCTGTGGTGCAGATGCTGCATTGCTTGCAGATCCGGTTCCCTTGCTTTCGCAGAATTCATGTTCTTCGACAACAATATCTGTGGTGAAGTGCTTCACACCATCCTTTTCATAGGATCCGGTCTGAATTCTTCCTACAACAGCAATCTTCATTCCCTTGGAAAGATACTTTTCAGCAAATTCGCCCTGCTTTCCGAAGGCAACACAATTGATGAAATCCGCTTCCGGTTCATTATCTCTTTTGAATCTTCTGTTCACTGCAAGTGTGTATCTTGCAACACAAGTGGCTTTTTCGCCCTGACTGTATCTCACATCCGGATCCTTTACCAATCTTCCGATGCCTGTCCATTTATTCATTAGATGTCACCTTCCCTTCTGTGCAGACTGTGTTCCGCATCAAATCCTTCCGGGAACCTTGCCTTCAGCTTGTCAATGTTCATCTGCATCACTTCTTCAAGCTTCCATTCATGTGCTGTGCAATATTCAGCCACGAACCAAAGCAGATCACCCACTTCTTTCTTCATGTGTTCTTCGTTGAAACTATGCCCCTGATATAACTTTTGACAAATGCTGTGGATCTCCCCGATTTCACCAACCATTCCATGCAATGCATGAAGTTCCTTCTGCCATGTCTGAAGGTCATGATTGATAGTTCTTGCCGCCAATACCTGATATTCATTTCCGGTCATAATGCATCCCCCTTTCTAGTTGCCGAACAATGCAGCCTGTGCATCCGTTACATCTTCAGAAGGTGCTTCCGGAACCGATTCTTCCTGATCAATTTCAGTCACCTGTGCTTCAATGATGGAATCATCATTTTCAACATAGGTCTTTGTGCCATCCTCATTGATCACAGACATGTCACCATCCATTGCCATCTGCATTTCAATTGACATGATGCCCCATTTGCTGATCAGCTGCCGAAGCATTGTCTTGAAGGCCATTCCATCAAAGTCCTTTTCCCAAAAGGTGAAACCCTTCTTTGCTGCATATCCCTTGGAATACTTCAAGGCATGTGCTTCCATCTTCTTCTTGCTCCAATACATTGCCTTCTTGAATCCATTGGTATATTCAAACATTGCATAATAGCCAATGGTTTCTGCCTGCTCCCTTGCTTCTTCATCATCAATCAGCTTCACTTCGATTTCTTCATTCAAAGGATCGAACCGGATCAATTCACCTTCCTTGATTGCAAGCACATTCAATTTCTTGTACTGCCCGGACCGGATTGCCAACTGAATATAACCCTTATATCCAAGCTGAAACTGTGCCACCTTGCCCTTGTTCTTGTCATTGAAAGGCACCATGTAATACTGCCCCAACTGCGGAGAAGGTGACAGGTTCAAGGACTGTCCAAGAAGTGCAGCCGAAAGAATTGACTGATTTGTGCATTCCTGAAGTGCCGGATTGTTATTCACTGCGGAAACCACCGCAGAAATGAACTTGGTGCCATCCTTGCCGCCAACAACACTGTTGATCTGATTCTTCACTGCATCAGCAGTCAAATATGCTGTGATGCCTAATCTCTGATTCTGCTTTGCTACCAAACTATTATTTACTGCCATATCATTTCACCTATTCCTTTCTAAACTGCCTTGAATTCAATGTTTCTGCGATTGAAAAAGTCCTTCAATGCAAGTGCATCTTCCGTTGTCATAAAGGCCTGAAACCTCACCCACTGTCTTGCAGGCTTTGCTTCTTCAGCAATAGCATCAAATGACTTTGAATCAGTGAATTCCACCTGCCCCGGAATCTGTTCTGCTTCAGCAGCCTGTGCCTTTGCCTTCTGTTCTTCTTCGATCTTCCGCATTGCTGCTTCTCTTTCAGCCTTCGCCCTTGCTATCTCTGACATCCTGTGACCTTCAGCAATGGCCTTGTTCATGTCAAGTGTAGAAATATATACCTGCTGTGCTTCAAAGCCAAATTCGGGCAGATTCTGAAGTGTGGCAAGGTCATTTTCAATCTGTTCCAGCTTGGCATCAATTTCAGCCTGGATGGACTTCATGGAAACGGAAGCATTCAGCCACTTTACATTGTAGATTGCAGGAAAGCCCAACCACTGCAATTCCGGCTTTTCAACACTGTTGTAATATTCCTGAATCTTTTCCAACTTCTCTGCTTTCTGCTTTTCTTCATATCCCTTCACTTGCTGGTCAATCAGTTTCACAGGCTTATCAATGATTCCTATGATTTCATTGATCTGTGCCTTGAAGGTATTGAACGGAACCATGTATTCCTTTTCCATGCGGATTCGTTCATCATTCAAAGCCGTTTTCAGTTTGTTCAGAGCAGCCTTGTCCTTCTTTGCTTCCTGAATCTGTTCATCCGTATACACTAAAGTGGTATACATAGACACCTTGCTTTCAATTTCCTGCTTCAATTCCTCATAATTGAAGGAAATAGGTGCCGGAAGTTGATATTCATTCATTCTTATTTCCATTTCTTTTTTCTCCTTTTCTATGAAAATATTTGCTTCGATTAAAGCCTTAATAACGTGATATGCCACCGCCACAACAATGCTGTTCCCCGCCTGTTTATAAAGCTGTGTGTTACTGTTCACCGCTTCAGCTTTTTCAAAATCGGCATCGTCAAAATCCATCAGACGGAAGCATTCTTTTGGTGTCAATCTGCGGATTCTCAAAGAACCATCTGTGTATTCCTCTTTCACACCACCAGTCTGTGCAGTATCAGCACAAAAGGCATAGTCACCTTCTATGTTCTTCTGATTTCTGCCCAGGAACTTCAACGGTGTTCCTTGCACATTTTCAACCACCGCCTGTTGTGGTGAAGTGGTCAGTGTCCGGGCCACTCCATGTCCAACTCTGCCCCTGCGTGTCTTGCTGTTTGGCTGTTCAAGATTGATGGAATCCCCCTCAAAGGCTTCAGCATAGCCTGTTTTAGTGGCTTCTTTCACCCTTATCAAACAATCGCTTCCGTCTTTGTAATATCTCGCTTTGATAGTGCTTGCAATTTCATCCGGCTCTTTCACTACTGCATGGAATGAATTCCCCTTTTCCTGCTGCTTTCGTGCGTGTTCTGCAAAGCCTTTCAGTGCAATGTCGCTCACATAAAACTGTTCGCTCACTTCAGTTTCCAGCACATCCTTCAACCGTAATTCCAGTGGAAAGCCTTCCGGGAACTTGAATGCCCCTGTGTCAATGTCCTTGCGAATGCTGACAATGAACACCCTTTCCCGGTTCTGTGGAATACCGAAATCCTTTGCATTCAGCACCTGCCAATAGTTGTTATATCCGGCAGCTTCCAACGAATCCAAAACAATGCGGAACTGCTGTGAAAATTTCTTGGATGTGAGATTCTTCACATTCTCGGCTATGGCAATAGCTGGCTGTGCAGCTTCGATGATTCGCAATGCTTCAAAGAACAACCCCGATCTGGTCTGTGTTCCATCCTCGTTGAATAGCCCTTTCTGCTTTCCTGCAAGGCTGATATCTTGGCATGGGAAGCCGTATGTAATAAGGTCAATGTCCTTCGGCAGTGCCGTTTCATCAATTTTTGTAATATCTCCAAGATTCATAGATTCATCCACACCATGAATGGCACAGTAGGATTTCACTGCATACTTGTCAATTTCACTGAATCCTGCCAGTTCATAGTTGATTCCTAATCTGTCCAGTGCCTTTTCAAAAGCACCGATACCGCTAAATAAACTTAAATACTTCATGCTTTTCTCCTTTTAAATCTCCGGAAGTATCAACCCCGGCTTTTTCCTTTCCTGGACCTGCTTCCAAAACTTTCTTTC